TGATGCTCACGCTAGGGGACCTCAGCGACTATCAGGAAGCGCAAATCCTCAAGCAAAAGATGGCGGCGCTGCTGGCCGTGATCATCGAATGGACCGACGACACGAACCGGCCCAAGGATATGGCAGGGGGGCTGGAGGATCTGGCGCCCGGGGCCATGGTGCACCTGCCGAGCGGGGCCAAACCGAACTTCACGGAACCGCCGAAGGTCGACGGTTACGACGAGTTCATGCGGCGCGGTCTGGCCGCCGTCGCGGTGGGCATCGGCGTGACCTACGAATCCCTCGCGGGGGACCTGAAGGGCGTGAACTTCTCGTCAGGCCGCATGGGCCGGATGGAAATGGATCGCCTGGTCAAGATGTGGCAGCGCAACCTGATGATCGGCCAGTTCGGCGCAGGCATGGAGCGCTGGTTCCGCGAAGGCCTGTCGATCGCGGGCCACCACGGCCTTCCGTTCACGATGACCTGGACGCCGCCTCGGCGCATCCTTGTCGATCCCACGAAAGAAATCCCGGCCATGATCGAAGAGGTCGAAGCCGGGTTGAACAGCCGCCAGCGGACACAGCGTGAACTGGGTCGCGATCCGGCCACCATACGCCGCGAACGGGAAGAAGACGCCAAGGCGGACGCGGACGCAGGTCTCGCGCCGATCCTGCCGCGTCCCGTCGTAGTCAAACCGGCCGAAGAGGTCGAGGAGGAAGCTTAAATGCCATCGGGAAGCCGATTGATCTTCAACGACGAGATCATCCTTAGCGGCGACGTGCTGCTGGATGATTACGTCACCTACATGAACTACGACGACGTCTACTTCTCGCCTCGCCTGGTCCGCGAAGCCTTGGCCATGCTGGGCGAGGGAGAGGTGACCGTCCGCCTGAACTCCATGGGCGGGCACAGCGACGCGGGGGAGGCCATCCGATCGATCCTCGCGGCCCACCCCGGCGGGATCACGATCATCGTGGAAGGTGTGGCCGCCTCGGCCGCCTCGCTCATCTTCATGGCGGGCAAGCGGCGGGTCATGTCGGGCGGCTCGCACCTGATGATCCACGATCCGTCGAACTACACCTTCGGCAACGAAGAGCAGATGCGACGGGCGGCCGACCAGATCGCGGTTATCGCCAACACCTATGCGGCCGTCTACGCCGCGGCCTCCGGCAAGACCACCGAAGATGTTCGCGCCATCATGAAGGCGGAAACGTGGTTCGGCCCCGAAGCCGCCGTCGCGGAGGGCTTCGCAGACGAGGTGATCCCGCTTCCCGCCGGCGTTACGCCCCCGCCGCCCGACATGGCGGCCGCGAAGGTCGTTTACATGAGTGCCAACAAGCGCCTGTCGGACCGGCTTTCCATGCAACATCCGGACGCGGCTGTGCAGCCCGACCGTCACCCGACCGCCACCGGCGGTGAACCCACCACGGAGATATCCATGCCCAACCCGAATCCGAACGCCCCGACGCCCAACACTCCGACCCCCGCGCCCGTAACGATGTCGACGCAGGACGCGGTCGCGGCCGAACGCGCTCGCGTCCGGTCCGTGCGGGAGATGGCCGCGCCCTTCCTGATGTCGGGGCGTTTGACCCAGACTGAAGTCGACACCGTGATCGACGAAGGAGTGACGCTCGAAAGCGCCGGTCGTCGCTTCATGACCGTGATGGCGGCCAACGAGCCTGCGGGCCGCACCGGCCCGACCGCGACGATTACCCGTGACGAGACGGAAACGCGCGTCGAAGGTATGATCGGTGCACTGATGCGCCAGACCGAAGGCCCTGCGGTCCAGTATCGTGGCATGCGCGTCAAGCGGCTTGCCATGGAAATGGCCGGTCCGAAACGTGGCTATGACGATGCAGCGGCCATTCGCCAAGGGATGATGTCGACCACGATGATGGGTGGGGCCTATGGGGTCAGCGACTTCGCCTACATCACGACCGAAGTCATGCGCCGGACGATCATCGCCGAATACGAGCGCCGCAATGCGACCTGGACCCTTGTCACGGGGACCGCGATCACGGCGGCCGATTTCCGCGAACAGCATGCGGTGCGCGTCGGCGGTGACTTCAGCCTGAAGCCGGTCGCGGAGAACGGCGAATATACGCAGGCGACGCTGGTCGATGAAGGCGAGGGTCTGCGCGTCGAACGTCGCGGGCGCACCATCACCCTGACTTTCGAGGCGATCGTCAATGACGACATGGGGGCCTTTGACCGGATCCCGCGCGACTTCGTCATCGCAGCGCGGAACATGGAAAACAGCATGGTCTGGGACCTGTTCCGCAAGAACGCGGTGCTGAAGTCCGACAAGAAGGCGCTGTTCCATGCGGACCACAACAACCTTGCCACGGGATCTGCTGCTGGCGTCATCAGCCCCACCTCGATTGCCGCTGCCCGTCGGGCGATGTGGGAACAGCGTCCCTTCGGCAGCAAGGACAAGGACGACTTCCTGCAGCTGGAAGCCGACCGGCTTCTGGTACCGCCGGCGCTGGAGCTTGCCGCTCTTCAGTTCACGGCAGCGGTGACCGCGCAGCGTGACGGGGACGTGAACCCGTACAAGTCGCGCTTCCAGCCCGCGACGATCCCGAACCTCGGCGCGGCGGCCGGTGGGTCGGACACCGCATGGTATCTGGTGTCCAGCGATCGTCCGCCGGTGCAGCACGCGTATCTGGAAGGCTACGAGGCCCCGACCGTGCAGACGATCGAGGGGATGAACCCCGACGTTGTGAAGATGAATGCCCGCCACATCTTCGGGGCCGCAGCTACCGAGTACGTCGGGGCCTACAAGAACGAAGGCAAGGCGGGCTGATCCGCCCTCCGCACTGCAACCATCCATGACGAGGGGCGCCATCAGGGCGCCCTTTGTCGTTTGAACTCCGGGAGTGATCATGAAGAACTACATCCAGCCGGGCGAGCACATCACGCTGCCCGCCCCTTCCGCCGTCGTGTCTGGCCAGCTGCTCGCCGTGGGCGCCCTTGTCGGCGTCGTTCAGACCACGGTTGCCTCGGGCGTCCCAGTCGTCCTCGTCCGCCGCGGCGTCTTCTCGCTGCCGAAGGCGACCGGGCAGGCCTGGACGGCCGGCGCGAAAGTCTACCTTGTCGCGGCCGACGGCAATCTGACCACCACGGCCACCGGCAACACCTTGGTGGGCGTGGCCGTCGAACCGGCGGCCAATGGTGACACCGTGGGCGCGGTCCTTCTCGACGGCGTCATCCGCTGATGCCTTCCATCTTCGACGGGATGGCCAGCGTCGTGAACAGCGTGTTGGGCGATCCCGTCACCTACATCACGAAGCATGGGGCGGTGTCGTCGGTTCACTCCATGTTCCGTGATGGTCCGGTGGAGGCAATCGACGAGGATGGTCACCCGGTCATCATCACCGCGCCCAGCTGGCGGGTGCGCAAGATGGACGTGCCGCACATTGCGCGGGACGACCGGATCATCGCACCCAATGGCCGCACCTATCAGATCCTCAACGTCTCCCCCTCCGGATCCCCGGCGGCGGATGCGATGGTCATCTGCGAACTGGAATGGGTGAGGTTTCCATGACCTACCGTTCCGGGTATCGCGCGGCCGCCATTGCGGCTTTGAAGTCCGCACCTCTCATGCGGGGTGCCACCGTGTTGTCCGCCTGGGCGGGCAGCATCGATGTGGAAACGCTGCCCGTGATGGGCGTCGTCACGCCGCAGGAAAGGTCCAAGCCGTCCACGCATGGCAGCTTCGAACGCGTGACCAAGATGCAGGTCGTTCTGAAGCGCACGGGCGGTGACGATCTGGAGGACATCCTCGACGCGGATGCCGCCGAAATCGAGCCGGTCATCATGATGGCGGTCGGGTCGGGCGATGTGCAGTGCCTCCTCGAAGACCTGTCCATCGTTGTTAACGCCGAGGGCGGCCAGAAGATCGGCACGCTGATCCAAACCTTCCGGGTGACCTCGTGGCGGTCCCTCGGCCCCTGATCCCCTTTCGAAAGGACAACCCATGAGCATTACCGGTGTGCAGCTGGCCCACGGGGCCCGCGTTCGCATCAAGCGGGGCGCGACTGCGAACATGACCGACGCGTTCAAGCTGATCGGCGTC